CATCTCCATCTATAAAACCAGCAATATAAGAAGGTGAAGGTGGATTGTTTTTGTATCTTTCCAAATGTTTGCTGTTATCTATTTCTATACTATTAGACATTGTTCTATGTATATTATTATATATACTCTTTATATTGTTTATATAATAATATTAATTAATTTTTTTGTTATCAATTTTTTGTATAAATAAAAAATAGCACAGCATAAACCATGTGACAAGTTGCTTAATTGGAGTAAGCAACCCCTGCCATGCCTGACATAACACGTAACACGTTATAGTTAACCGCATACACACGAACTTTAGCAGTGGCAGTACCAGCAACAGTTCCAGAAGAAAGGACAAGTTGTAAAACGGCATTATCAATACGGGAGAAGTTACAGGTTCCAGATGGTTGATGCTCTTCAGGGCGTAAGGAGAATGAGTAAACGTTAATACCAGTATCTGGGTTTCTGGTGTGGTGTTGGAATGGTTGGACAACATCAAAGTATGAACCTTCACGCTCAGAGAAACGATCTTGACCGTTTAATTGAAGCTTGGCAGTAACACACGGATTTTCTCCCCAACAGTGCATGTCTAAGGCAGTTTCGGCAAGAACGAAAGTTCCAGCGTCAGAAACGGTGGATCCTTCTGGACCTCCTGAGGTTGGTGCGAATGGTTGGTCATAAAAAGTACTTCCAACTTGGTATGGTCCGGTGGTTTGTGCCCAAATACCAGAGTTAATAGCATTAGGGTTGATGTAAGCATCTTCAGCACCAGCCATTTGGAAAAGACCAGATTGGTTGATGAAAGAATTTGAACCAGAAAGTTCAGTAGCACCTCCGAAAGCATGGATAGCGTTTGGAAGGGCATCGATAGCATCAGTATAGTTAAATGGTTGAGCTCCAAGAGTCTTGTATAAGACGGTGTTGGAGGTTAATGATGAACAGTAATCAACGTTAGCATCAGGTTGAACAACCCAGATAAGTTCTTTACATGGATGGTTGAAGTTCAACTTGATTTTATTGGATGAAGAACCAACAGATTCATCACCAGTGAATTGAAGTTGTTCGAATAGGTATTCGTGTGGGTTTTGTGCCATTTTTCTTCGTTCATCAGTATCTAAGAAGATATAGTCAACATAAAGGGAAGCAGCAACAAGGGATTGTTGGTAAGCTTGGGTGACTTGGATGGAGTTTCCAGTGGTATCAGCAAGGGATCCGACAGCCCATAAACATTCTCCAATTGGACGTAAATCAAGGTTGATCTTGACTTCGTGGTATTGAAGAGCAATTAATGGAAGAGCAAGACCTGGGTTTCTGCAGTACCAGAAAAGAAGTGGAATATAAAGAGTGGTTTCAGGAAGAGCGTTTCTTGGGGCACAAACTTGAGCTGGTCCTCCAGCAGAAGCACAAGGTCCATTAACGGCGGCGAAAGCTGGATCGGTAATGTAGTTAAGTTGAGTGGTGTGTCCAATCATCTTTAGGTAACCACGTCTTTGGTCATGGGTAAGGGTAAGTTGGTTCCAGATGTGCATCCAATCACCATATTGTCTGTCAATTCTTTGACCTCCAATTTCAACTTCAACTTGAGCAATAATTTGTTCTCCAATATAATCTAACCAACGAGCATAGACACCGAATTTGTTGGTATTGGTTCCTGTAGTGTTAGCCATAGATTGGTTAATTTCAGGAAGAGTGACTTGTAAATAAGTTCTGTAACACAAATCACCATTTCTGGAGATGGTACAGGTAACACGTCTACCGAAATCGGCTTGTCCTTGGAAAGTTTGTTCAATGGATTCCATTGCGAAGTTGGTGTATCTGCGGTAAGAAACCTTCCAGAAAGTGATTTCTGGGGTTCCAGTCAAGAAAACGTCTTGTGCGCCATAGGCGACTAATTGCATAAGAGCTCCTCCCATTTTTATTATACTATTCCTAAATATTTTTTTCTTGGACTTTTTTGGCGAAAGTAAAAAATACCTACATAAATAAAAATTAATTTATTTAATTTTTATAAATACCTTCAACTATATAGTGAATAAAACCTATAAAAATATATTTAAACATAATATTATGTAGGTTTATGTTTCAATATATATGTTATCTTGTATGAATTTTTCTAAATAATTTTCCATAAATACTTCGCGTTTTCCTTCGTGTTTTTTTGTGAAAACATATGTGTCATCGTTTTTTTTTACAGACCAACCCTTTTCTAAAGCATTATATATAAATTTCATTTTTGCCAGGGTTTTTTTATCATTTTCCATTATATATATTTTATATTTACTAAAAAAAACACTTTTTATCTCATTCTTATTACTAAAACGTTTGAATAAAAATATATATAGAAATACAACCTTTTATATTATATCTTTTAATTTGACCCCTTGTGAAAAAATGTCAAAAAAACATTCGAAAGACCTCTCTCTCCACACAATAGACAACAAACACAAACAAGTTCTCGAACGATTTCATATAATGGAAACGGAAACTATACCACAACTTGAAATTGAAAAAGAATGGTTGAAAAATTATGTCAAGGAAAACCCTAAAATGAATATTGATAACTATATGAATATAAAAGACAAAATTGAAGATATAAAAAAGCAAATCAAAGAAATGAAATATGAGAAAAAGAAGTATTTTACTGATAATTCAAAATATATATTCCACTATTTTGAAGAAAAAAAGAAAATATCAGTTGGTGAAGAAAAAAAGAATGTCAATGTTCTCAACGATTTCTTTCGAATCAAAAAAAACAACGAAACCAATGAAAATATAATAAGAGAAAAAACAGATAATTTCAAAAACTATATTCAAAAATATTGGAAAAATGTGAATAATGAAGTTATAAGTTATAAAGATTTTCAATACCAAACAGATATATGTCAGTCTTGTCTAAAAGGAGAACTTGTTTATCAAGAAGACGACGGTGTATTAGTATGTAATAATAAAAAGTGTGGTAAGTTTATTCCATATATAGTGGATAGTTCTAATCAAACAAGTAAAGAACCACCAAATGAAGTAACCTATACAGCATATATTCGTTTGAACCATTTTAAAGAAATATTGTCACAGTTTCAAGCAAAAGAAACTACACAGATACCACAGTCAGTAATAGATGATATTCAAAAACGGATACGTAAAGAGAGAATTAAAAATATTGTGGAAGAGTTAGATTATGATAAAATGAGAGAAATATTGAAGAACTTGGGTTATACCAAATATTTCGAACATATTCAGTATATCAATTCTATATTTGGAATCAAACCTCCACTAATGGATCCTGAACTGACGGATACATTATGTGTGTTGTTTATTGAGATTCAACAACCATGGACTATTCATTGTCCTATTGAGAGAACAAACTTTTTCAGTTATCATTATATTTTATATCAGTTGTGTGTATTGGTAGGACAAACACAATATTTACCATATATAGAGTTATTGAAAGACCATGATAAACAATTGGAACAGGATATGATTTGGGAGAAAATATGTAAGGATTTGGACTGGGAATATAACCCAACAGTTTAGAAATAAAACACAAAAATTGAATTAAACATATTAGTTATTAATATATAACATACTATTGAAAGAATGGATTCGAAAAACATAACAAAGAAAGATATTTCAGAAAATTATGAGAAAGAGATTATAAATGAAAATATAGAGTTACAAAAAAGTTATACATTAGTAGATTTATTTTGTGGAACAGGTGCTTTTTCATATGCTTTTCATCAAACGAATAAAGTAACAACAATATTCGCAAACGATATTTTAGATAGTTCAGAAGAGATTTTCAACTTGAATAATAGTATAAAACTAACTAAAAAAAATTTGATTGATATAAAAGACACTGATATACCTAACTCAGATATATTGACAGGTGGGTTTCCTTGTCAGCCTTTTAGTATTGCTGGTATGCAAAAGGGTTTTAATGATGAAAGAAGTAATGTGTTTTGGAAAATATTGTCTATTATAAAAAATAATAATCCTAAAATAGTTATATTAGAAAACGTGAAAAATTTACAAAGTCATGATCATGGTAAAACATTTAAAATTATTATTGAAAACTTGGAAAAATTAGATTACCATATCAAGTATAAAATACTTAATACAAGTAAGTTAACAGGAATACCTCAAAATAGAGAAAGAATATATATAGTATGTTTTAAAGATAAAGATATTTATGATAAATTCAATTTTGACTTTCCAGAAGTTGATTTGAAACCAGTATCAGAATTTCTAGAAACAGATGTTCCTGAAAAATATTACTATAGTGA